CCTGCCACAGAGTCCTCTAGATAGACAANGCTCCGCCTATCTCCACTTCTGTGTCTGCCTCAGCCTCTCCGGTGTTCACATCGATCACGCCCGAGGCAAAGTGCTCCGGGCTATAGGCGACCGAGTTCAGAAAGTACGCGCCGCTCGTAAGAGCCACACCTTCAATCTGAAGCTCTGCTCCGTCCTCGATGTTGAACGTGGCCCCTCCCTCAACCCGCGCGCCCTGTGGTCTAATCCTCAACGGATACCATCCCATGTTATTCCTCCTTCTATGCCGTCAGAACAGCGAAGGGGAACCGGGTAGCCGCTGTCGGATTGACGCGGTTGATCGGATTCGGCAGGGAAACACCCAGACGCATGACAGCGCGGAGCGCCACCATGTCCTGCTGCGCCAAGTTGAACACGATGTTGCCAGCTGCGTCTTGGATAACAGCCTGGTCCAACAGCTTGAAGGTCATATCCTTGCGGATAGCCCATACCAGCTGCGACCAATCGCCGCTGAACATCCACGACTGCGCTGGGTCAAGTACCCCATCAGTCGGGAAATACACCGGCTCGCCGTCCAACTCGTAGCGGCTGGCATCCTGCATGGCCCGCGTAAAGATCGGCTGTCCGAGCGCATCTCTCACGTTACGCAGTCGCCCGCGCATACGGAGGTGCGCCACATGGCCGTTGACCATGAATCCGTCCTCTTCCACCAGGGCGATCACGCCAGGGTTAGCCGCCGCATCTTCCCCCATGATGGCTTCATACAAATCGGCAAACGCCGCAGCGCTGATGACGTGCGCGCCAGGCGCTGCATTTAGAATGCCCGCGCCGCCCAGGTTGACCGTCCAGGTCGCAGGGATGTTTGTGCCGTACAGAAGCGCGCCCATGATCGTTGCATTGAACGCGTTGACGATCTCAGGCCGGACCTGGTCCCAGATGGGATAGTCCGCGTCGTCCAGCACGTTCTCAGGGATGGGCACAATAACAGCGACTTCCTCAGCGTCAATGAACCGGTTTTCCCAACTCACCTCTGTCGTCTGCTTCAGTCCGCCGTCCCCAGCGACAAAGTACGCCTGGGCCAGCGCGCCGATAACCGGCATACGGGTCTGTGCCCGCGCCATATTCGGCAATCGCCGTGCCAGTTGCAGGATCGGGTTGGTAGCCGCGATCTCGCCCAGGAGGATGTCGGATACTTCCTCTGGGATCAGGGCGGCTGCATCCGCCCGTGTGATTCTCGCATTGAACACCATGTCTATAGCTCCTTAGCGTGTCATGTACGCCCGGCTGCCGAGCGTATCCAATCGTCCATCGATGTCTTTGCAGGCGGCTCGTTACCAACGCCTGCTCCTGCGTTCCCTGGCGGGCTTGCGCGCCCAAACAGCTCCGGAGCTACCTCTCGTAGCGCCGACCAGTCCGGGTTGCCGCGCGCATCAAATAGCGCTTGCGCCTGGGCGATTGCCCAGGCCGCTGTCGGATTGCGGCATTCGCTTTTCCCCGCCTCCTCGAAAAACGCCGCCCGCGCGTTGGCCGTCTGCAAATCGCCCTGCATCTCGGTCAACTGTCGCTTGACCTCCGCCGGATCTTGGCCGTCCAGCCCTTGCACCAGTGCATCTAGCCTGGCCTTCAGAGTATCTCTCTCTGTGCGGGTGGCCTTGACTGTGTTTTGGAGGCCTGTTACGTGCTGGCTGTATAGCTCCCTGAGCGGTTCATCCAGCGTCTCTAGCGCCTCATCCCATGTCTGCGGCCCCTGCGGTTCGCCGTCGCCTCTCGCGCCGGTATCGTCGCCGCTGCCGCCGTCGTTGCCCGTGTCCGGGCTGAACCGTCGCCTGTTGTCGGTGAACATCTCGTTCTCCTTGTTGGTGCGGCATCTCGCCGCGGTTGCCTGCTATCTGTCGGTCTCAGACCAGCTCTTTCAGCGTCTTTTCGCGCCACATCTCGCCGTACACCGGATCGTTGTAGTGCGTGATATAGTCCTCTACCCCGAACTTGCCCGCCCGCCATTCCTCGTAGGCGGTCTCGCCCATCATCGCCCGCTGTACAGCCTCGGGCTGGTTCCTAAACCACTGCTGCCCCTCCGGTCGCGTCTGGTCTGGCCCGTCCATCGGTATGCCTAGCTCCCGATAGCTGGCCAGCACCGGTGTCGCCGTGCATCGCCCGTTATGATGGTCCTTCAGCGGCGTATCCAACGGAAACACGCTCCCGTCCGCCGCTATACACGACATGCACGTCCGTTCCTGTAGCGCCGCCGTCCACCGCCACCCTTTGACGATGCGCTCGTTGGCCGCATAGTTGGCTCGTGTGCCCTCGCGATAGGCCCAGTTGGTAGCCGTTCGGGTTGCCGTCAGGCTCCACTCCAGACCTTGGCCCAGCGTGCGCCGCAGCTCCGTTTGCGTCTTGCGCGGCCCCCAGCCCAACGCGATACCCTCTATCAGCTTGGCCCCTACGCGCTCGGCCACGGCCTCGCCCAGCCGTTCTTCCATTCTGTGTCGGAGCGGTGACGTATCTGACAGCATTCCCACCATCGTCTCTATCGCCTCGACTGGCAGCCGGCTCCAAGCCGACCGTATCACCGCGTCGCCCATCGGCCCGTACCCGGCCTGTACGATGCTCTGTGCGTGCCGCCCGGCCAGCCCGTATGCGTCCTGTACGCCCGCTAACACCTGCTGGTCGGCATATGCGCCATAGCTGGTCAGCTCCCGCTCTACCTGCGCCTGCAGATCCCGCAACCGTTGCATAATCGACCGCTCTGGCTCCCCCGCTTCCATCGCGCGCTCCAGGTCCGCGATGCTATTGCGTAGACCCTCCCAGATCGTGCCGTACACCCGCGACATCTCGGCCAGCCGACGCGCGTCCCGGGCCAGCAGTTGCGCCCGGAATTGCAGCGCGGCATCGGCTACAGGTGACGCCATCAGACGCCGCCGCCGAATTGCGTCTCAAAGTTACGCAGGATGGTTTCGCCCAACGTGGCCTCACGTCCGCGCTCCTCTTCAGCGTCCTCTAGCATCTGGTCGATCCACGCCTGGTCCTTGCCCTCATCGCGGAGCGCTGTCAGCAGCGGTATACCCGCCCGCACGTCCGCCTCACGTATCTGCGAGCGCGTTAGCGGCTGCACCGTCTCTATCGCGTCCCACTGTAACAACACGTCCATCGGGTCGATCCCCTCTATCCCATCTAGTCGCAACAGAAACGCCCCTAGCCGCCGCCATGTAGCCTCGAGGCGCTCCTGATAGCGGAGCACCTTCTTGTTCAGAGGGGCTTCCAGCGCGACCAGGGCCTCACCACTCGGTACGCCCGTTTGACCCCAGAAGTAATGCTTGGGCGTGCGGGTGATGATCGCTATCGAGTGCGCTAGGTTATCCATTGCTCTCAGATAGTTTTGCAGGTCCGTGGCTGCAAACTGGCCGGCGCTGGTCGGTTGCCCCTGGCCGTCACTGCCAGGCAGATTCCAGATCACGTTAGGCGCGTTCGCCTGCCGCCCCGGGTCCTGCTGCGAGATAATGTAACGCTGTGGGAATGCGCCAAACTCCGCGGCCACCATCATGTCGCTGAAAAGCTTGTTCACCGCGTCCTGCAGCGGCAGTACATTGGTAATCTCACTTGCCACCGTGCGCCGGTCGCGCCGTAAGTGAAACACCGGGATGATACCGTATGGGTTGTCGGCTACACCCGGGTCCGTCGGCTCCCACTGCGGCTCGGTCTCGCGGCTGTCCATTTTTTGGCGACTGCGATAGTATTCCAGCCGGTCGGCATAATACATCGTCAGGCGAAAGTGCCCTTCGTCGTCCCGCCACAGCTTGGCCGCCCAGCGTTTCTCCCGCGGCTTTTCGGTGTCGTACTGAATGTGGCAGTTGCGCGGGTCGTTATAGTACGCCTCGACCCCATCATTCTCTCGCCACGCAATGATAAACGCCTCTCCGCAGACCAACGCAGCCAGGTGCGCGTCGGCACTGTCCAGCGATAGCTCCGTCCGCATGTACAGCGACTGCAATCGCTCCGTGGCCTCATCGTTCTGGCTTACCGATAGCGCTGCCAAGTTGAGGCGCTCGATGGCAGAATCCACCACCACCGCGCACCAGTTCTCGCTGAAGCGCACATGGATGTCCCGAAACATCTCTTTCAGCCGCTCTGTTGAGTAGTACAGCGGCGGATTGCCCTCATAGTATTGCCATAGGAGGCCATACCGGTCGCGCTTGCGCTTGATGGCGCGGTAGGCCAGCGCTACGTCCTCTGGCGCTCTGGCCGTTACGTTTGACAACTCTTGGCTCATCGCCTAGTCCTGTAGTGCGGCCACTCGTACCGTAAAAACTTCCTCCGCCACAGGCGTATAGGTGTTGCGTACCACCAGCACGCCATACAGCGCCTGGCTATCGGCTGCACAGATCACCTGAAACGCATCCGCCCACTGCTGGCAGCTGTTCCCGCCCGCGCCCACCGTGGCATTGCCGACATAGATGTCAGTGCTATCCAACGACAGCGCGGCTACCCGCGTCAGCATCACGGCGTCGGTCGGCGCCCAGGGCGCGTTATCGACCACAGCCGGCGGCGCGGCGTCAAACAGCCACAACTCTAGGACGGGCTTGGTGGCCTGGTTCGCGCTATCATCGACCAGCACCGTCGTGATAATCACGCTGCCGCCCTGCTGTAGCGCAACGTTGTTGAACGTCAGTGTCGCAGACGCCGCTGTGCCGATCACGTCCCCTGCCGCGTACTGCGTCGTGTTGTCTGGCCGCGTTACAGCCGCCTGTACCACCGTCGCCTTCCGAAACGTTCCCATGTATCCCTCCTACCCTCGGTAGCTATAGCCCTGCCAGCGTCGCTGTCTCTTTTCCATCTGCATCACCGCGTAACGCACCATATCCATCCCGTGATCGTGCTCTTTGATCGGCTGTTCCCTGCCCACTTTATCGGCCCAGACGTACATCGGGAACTCGTCTTCTACGCTGGTCGGTAGCCGCGTTTCGGCCAGCGACACGTCTGGTTGCCGTAAGCTATCTCGCACCACATACAGGCGGGTTTCTGTCAGCCGCTTCTTTACGGCATTGATACCCGGAAGCACGGCATTGTCGGCCGCTACCGCTGCTAGGCCCGCGTCGCGCATCTGTTGTATGTAGGCCGGCTCAGACGGATCACAGGCCAGGGCCTCAAAGCGCATATACCGCCCCTGTAGCCCCAACGCCTTTTCTATCCACCAATCTATGGTGCGCCCAGTCTGGTAGACCTGCGCGACCAGATACATGTTGTCGTCATAATCGAGCCCCCACACCCCCAACGCCCCCGGGTTGGCATAGCCCCAATCGGCGGCCGCGATATAGCGCTGCAGGGGCGGCACGTCCTCTGCATATACAAGATGTACCGACGGATCCCACTCGTCGTAGATCACCCCCTCGGCTTGGGCCGGTCTCCCGTAGCGTAAGCGCTCCTTACGCACTCCCGTCAGCGCATCTAGCACCGCCATCGTGCGGTGCCCCTGCGCGGTCATTTGTCCCGTCTGCTGGTCATACAGCATCGGGTTCTCCTCGTGTCGCGAGTAGTACATCCGCAAGGTCTTGCGCTGGTACATCCAGTGCGTCGGATAGGTCGGGTTACAATCTCCTATGGTCTGTGCATAGGGCATGTTCCCGGCGCGCCCCGTCGTGCGGGTCATAATCGTCTCCCAGTCCCCCTCGACGAGCTCCTCCGCCTGGTTGACGTATACCAGGTCAAACTCGCCTGACAGCAGCTTCCCCGGCTTGTCCATGCCCATCACCCAGATGCGCGCTCCGTTGGGATAGTCAAACCACTGCGGGATGCCCCCGCCGTATGCCTGCGCCGTTGCAGTTTCCCCAAGCACTTTGTTCAGGTACGCCTGCACCACGGTCGAATGCGCCGATGTTTGCGTCTTGCGCAAAATCACCAACTGCGCGCCCTTGTATTTCAGCGCGCACAGGTGCAGCTTCCAGAGCGTCGATAACGTCTTGCCCGTCTCGGCTGGCCCGTGGAGCATCGCTTCTGTACCGTGATAGCGCACAAACTCCCGCGCCCCACCGTAGAACGTGAACTCAATATGCGGCACATCTATATATCCTCGTCGGGATCAATACCCCCGATGCCGATGACAACAGTGCCCGTATGCTCTAGCTCCTGCTTCTCCACATACCCGCGCTTGCGGCCCTTGGTACTTAGATACCAGCGGCTTGTCGATATGTCGCCGGCCTCTATGTCCTTGATGATGTTGCTCTCGGCCTTGTCCAGCACGGCCTC